GATTTTTGAAGATATAAATGGATATATTAAATTAGATAATTTTATCGAGTTGTATGAACACGCAACCGAGAATAAAAATGATTGTTTGACGATTATTAATAATTCGATGGATAAAAAAGGCGTTAGGTTTTATAAGAATTGGAATATAGAATTATTAATAAAATAATTATCTTTTATTTTTATAGATATGATTAAATCAAATATTCTTAAGAGCGTGCCTTATCCCGATGGCTTCACCGATGAGGATAAAATAGAATATGATAATTTATATGCCCAAGCTAAAATAATTCATTCTAAAGTGGAAGAAGAAACCCCTTTTATTATCCATACCGCTATCATTGGATATATTCGCGGTAAAAAAGGCGAAGGTGTTGAATTCACTAATGAGGAGCTCGAAGAGGTTAAAAAATCATACGAATTAAAATCGAAGCAAGTTAAATGCGAAGTTCCTGAAGACCATTACATATATGATAAGGAAAATAATCCAATGTATTTTCCCGCTACACTTACTATTAGCAATGATGAAAATAATTCTAATATTATAATAGAAAGCTAATATGTCGATTGATACGAAATACACATATAATCCTCTTCCTTATAATATCGTTGATAAGGCTAATAATTCTAATCCTAACGGGATTAAACCATCATATCAATATAAGAAAAAAAGGGTTATTTGGTTAAATACTAAATACGCAACTTCTTCCATTAATGATGGAAACACGACTTATTTTGAGTTCTCATTCGATGTTCCACCATTCCAATTATATAATCAAACTGAATTAAAAGTTATATCATTCACAGCTAACCAAAATTCTTCTAATCCTATGTATATCAAGATTAAGAATTTAATGTATGACATCCAATCCTCTTGGTGTAATGATATGGAAGGTTTCCCGATGCTTTATGTTTCGCACGTAGGGGCAACCGGTCTTCTTTCTAATGATAAAATCGCAATAACATTAGTTCCTCAAATGATTAATAATATCACAATCAAAGTCAATGATAGTTTTATTGCTCGTGATACCGGATATACTATTAGTGCTGGTGGTGCTGGTAATTTCATTATCGGTCTTTTATTTGAAGACACTGACTTGATTGCTGATAATATTGTATCCCAATATAAATAAGGAATGACATTTATTCAAGATGTTTATTATTCAAGCGAGTTCAAAAAATCTTATGAATATAATTATAATTTTAATATTCCTTTGGATATCAATATTGATGTCCGCGGAAGTGATAAGATTAAATTTAAGTTAGTTGATTTCTCGATGATGAATTCGATGCTTAATGTCTCGGCATTTCATAAAAATAATCAATTCAATATTAAATATCTTAGTTTAGATAATTTTATTACCATTCCTGATGGTAGTTATACGGCTCCTAATTTAAAAGATGTTATTAATTCGATTTTAACAACATTATCAATACCGGTCATATTTGATTATGATAAGAAGACGAATAAATTTAAAATTCAATCGAATGTTAATCTTCAATTTTATCCCCTTAACTGCTCCTTATTGCTTGGCTTTATCCAACCATCATATTCATTCCTTGTTTTGAATAGTTATACGAGCGAAACATTCGCAAATATGCTCCCATATAATAAGATAGTTCTTACGACTGATTTATCTTTTGATACTAACACACAGAATAATTTTCAACTTCGTTATTCTGCTAATTCTGGAATAGGTAATATCATTTGTTGGATACCTCGCGATATACCAATTTTTTCAACCATTAATTATTCCAATAATGACGAAATCGAAATAGCAAATAAGAATATTAAATCAATCAACTTCTCAATTATTAACGAGTATGAAGAATATATATTAGATTGTCCTAATGTCTTTCTTCATTTCCAATTAATCACATTTGATAATACTAATTGGCATAAACGCTTTTATAATATTCTTAATGATATTGCTTATTATCTCCTTTCAACCTACTTTAAAAAAGCCTAAGCAAAAAAATAATATTAGGTATTAGTAAGAATGGACTTTATTGGAGGTGCTGTTAATCTTGCTGAAAAAGCGGGCGAAATTTATGGCGATTATAAGACAGGAAAAATGGTGCGTTTAGGTAATTATAAGGGGAGCGATAATGTTAAACAACTAGGGCATTATAGTGCTAAGGGAAAAGCACTTGGAATATATCACGGGTAATTTAAATATATCCCCATTTTAATAATTTATCATTTATTTTTTTATAAGCATCATTAATATCTGGTTCTTCCCATAACAACCAGCGACTAAAAAACCCTGCTGTATTAATTCCCGATTTCGTCCAATCTTCTCTTTTCTTATGGCGGTTAATATATGCTTTTTTCCTTTCTTCATCTTTATGTTGCGTAAAGTCTTCATATTTAATATCACCAAAATTTATCTTTTTCCCTGTATCAGTAATGATTAAATATTTATGCTTGTTATCGGTTGCTGGATACGGATAATAAATTTTATCATACATTTAAATATATGTTTTATTTTTTTTTCTTTAATTAAAATAGAATTAGAATAATAATGCCTTATGTTCGATTATCAGCCGAAGAGAAAGCACGCAGAAAGGCGATGCGTGATGAAGCGAAAGCACAAGTTAGAGCAGTTCGAGAACAAGAAAAAGCACGGAAAAAAGCAGTTAGAGAACAAAATAAACAAATGAAACAAGATGCGAAAACTGCGAAAATAATGGCAAAACCAGCCGAAAAATTAATTATGAAAAGTTCTTTTATTGGTCCGCTTTTACCTCAACAAAGAAAACGAACATCAAGAGCAGAACGAACCATTAATTATGTGAATAAAAGAAATGTTATTCGAGCACGAAGAGGAGAATCTCCTCTTGTTTTTCCTGGAATGGTTCCAACAATTATCCCCGAAGCAGTTCCCTCGATACTTCCACCAAGAATGCTTGCTTCATATCAAAAGCGTGCTCCTCCTAATGTTATGATTCCTCCTCGTCGTGCTCCGCGTGCTCCGCGTGCTCCTCGTGCTCCTCGTGTTGCTCCTGTTCCGGTTGCGGTTGCTCCTGCTCGTGCTCCGGTTTTTGCTAATTTTAATCCATTTGATTTAAATGCTCCACCTCCTCCTCGTCGTGGTAGAGGACGCCCGCCTGTTTATAATCCTTTTGTTAATCCTTAAGTTTAAGAAGTAATAAAAAATAAATAATTACGGATATAAAAAGCGTAATCCGTGATTTCTATCTTCGATATGTTCGCTAATTGCTGAAGTTCTAACCGAACAACCACAATGGCAAATAAAATATTCTTGTTCTTCGATATAATCACCATCTTCATCGATATATCTTTGTTCTAATTCTTCTAAAAACCCATTAAAGAGTATGAACATATCACTCATACTACGTTGATTTCCATCTTCATCATATAAATTATCATTTAAGAAATCTCTTATTTCAATTTCAATATGACTATCTTGATTTGATTGAGTTCTTTCCTCTTGTTTTTCCTTAATCTCTTCATTCAAAGACTTTAGAAGATTACATAAGTTTAAATACTCGCCATCCGTTATCTTATCCTTCAAATCATCGATTGAAGACATAACAGACATAATTAGCGAGGAAGCTGATGAAGTCATCTTACGGGGGTGGTTGCTTATCCTTCTATCTTGCCTTATCCTTATATCATTTTAAGGGACTTAAAGACCACAAGCAAAAGAGGGTTAAATATGCTTATACAGAAAAATGGGGAGGATGTCTTTTTTGGGGAGGTTTAATATATATATATTCAATAGTTCTATTTAGAACTTTATAGGGGACTTTTTTTAATCTCCCCCATCTTCCCCATCCTCCCCACTTTTAAAATACCCATCATTCTAATCTTAGTAATAATAATATATAATCATTCTCTGCTCTCATAATTGATTTATAAAAAGAAGGGATAAAAGACAAGTTATTAACCTAAATATTTAATATATTCTTTGTAAAAAGGGTCGTTAATCCTTTAAAATGATGGGATAAAAGGCAAGTTCTTAACCTAAATATTTAATATATTCTTTGTAAAAAGGGTCGTTAATCCTTTAAAATGATGGGATAAAAGCCAAGTTCTTAACCTAAATATTTAATATATTCTTTGTAAAAAGGGTCGTTAATCCTTTAAAATGATGGGTTAAATATTGCTTTATGACTGGTCTAATATGACAATTATATTATTCTTTGTAAAAAGGGTCGTTAAAAATAACGAGGGTTTTATAAGGGTCGTTAAAAGGGTCGTTAAGACCATTTTAGTCTTATTATATTATATTATTATATTATTATCTTATCATAATATATATTTAACGACCCTTAACGACCCTTTTTAAGAAATTTAAAAATAAATTATAAATAATATAATATATTTAATAAAAGAATTGAAAGTAGGGGGTTTAAGGTATAGGGGGTCGTTAATTTTAAGGATTGTCATTAAAAAATATTTTTAAGTCTTTGACATTAATAATAACATTCTTATTAGTGTCTTTTTTAATATAAGCAATAAGATTTCTTTTCTTAATTAACATCCCAAAACGAGTACCAAACGAAATATAATTATAATCAATTTTGACCTTATTAATATCAATCCATTCCAACCATCTTGAGAATAAAATATCATTCTTTATTTTTAAATCATCAATCTCTTCTAATTTATCAACATAATCACGCAAGAAATATTCAATTTTATCCCTATTATCTATAATCAATTCTTTTTGAATTTCAGTCTTTGGAATATGAGATTGAAAATTTCCAGTTTGTATTACTTGTTTAATATCATAATTCTTCAAATATTCAAATATTACCCTTAAAGCATTATTATTATCAACAATATCTTCACTGAATGAATTAAAAAATTCACTATTACCACTATAAAATGATGTTGTTTCCGTTAATAAATATCGTCTTGATTTGTCTTTAATATCAACAGCATTTTTATTATTAGTAGTCATTATATAATCGCAAAAATTATCTATTTCAAATTCTTGAATTCCTTTAGGATTAACAATAAGGGTATCCGTTGTTATTCTTGCTTTTAATATCTCGCTATTCTCAAAATTATCTTTCGCTTTCGCTTCATTAACACATATAATTAATTTTTCTTTTTCAATACAAGAATGATTATCAAACATCTTTTTAGCACTTTCCAATTCCGTAAAATATTTCTTTCCAAAAACATTTCTAAATATATCAAAAAACCTATTTTTTCCGTCTCCTTCTTCTCCATAAACGATTATACATACCTTATTTCTTTTTGCTGGATTTTGAATACGATTAGCAAAATAAGCAAGAATATAATTAACAACTTCATCATTATCAAATAAATTATTAGAATATTCTAAAAATCGTTTAATGATTTCTTCATCATAATTATAAGGAGTATTAAGAATATCAAATCCAGACCAAGTATTATATTCATTCTTTTCAACCATTAAAGGCGTGGGTTTAAAAACAAGTCTTTGATAATATCTTATTTGAGGGTCATTCAACCAACTATCAATAAATTTCTTTTTCTTATAAACATCTTGACCTTTAATATTCTTTTCTTTAAATATCGCTTGTTTATGTCTGTATGACTTTTCACATAGCGGAATAGGTTGAATAATATTATCATTTTTATCATCTTTATAAACTACAAAAGGAGGATGAATAATTTTGGCATGGTCTTTTTCAAATTCTTTCTTAACATTATAATATGATTGCGTGAGTTGTTCGAAATATTCAGGGGCATCTTCTTTTATACAAGTTTGATATAAATAATTCCAACCATAACCATTATCTCTAACATTATTAAAATTCTTTGAAATCCAATTATCTACGTCATCTTCCTTATAACTATTCGCCGATAATTTAGAAAATTGATGAATTAATCTATTAATCTTAACTTCATTAATTTCTTCCTTTTTACATATATTAATAATACACCAAACGACCTTAATCCAACTATCAAAATTGGCACTTCTATTTTCTTTAAGACGATTAATTAACTTCTTTAATTTTAAATATTTATCATCATCATCTTCATCGTCTTCATCTTTGATATCGATATCATTAAATCTTTTTAATAATCTATCAACATCGCTTTCTTCATTAATATCCCAATCTTCATAATCTTCTTGAATATAAGAAGCACAACAATCAAAAATATCGCAATTATTAGGAATTAAAGAAGGATGAATATTTTCATCAGTTTTTTTTGTTGTCATTGGTAAAAATAAAACTTTATTACTATCGTAAATACTCATATCATAAATAGGGTTTTTTTCAAATCCATTTTTTATCAAAAGTTGCTTTAAGTTCTTTGATGTAATACGAACACCTGAAACATAAAGACGATATGAAAATTTCATTTTGCCTTTATATTCTCTTGGTTCTCTTTTAGCATACTTAACGGATTTATTTGGGAATATTAAATTTATATCGGCTATTACCTCATTAATATTGATATCTTCATCGTAAGCATCAACATCAAAAACCGGTTTAATCTGCTGATAAGTTCCGCCGATTAATTCACACATATCGGGATTTTTAGAAAGATATTTTTTATAATCTGCTACATTATCACAGATGAATTTAAAATCTCTTTCTTTTATCTTAGTAATTATAACCTTGTTAAATTTCATTTGTCCTTTACTAAGTCCCAACATTTTAATATTCTATGTATATATACACTTCTTTCCTTTAAATCCTTTGTTATGTAAAAGAAATAAATAAAAATAATTGATTAAATTGTTTTTCTGCGATAATACATATCTAAAGCATCCTTCTTTTTCTTTTCTCGATATTCAGCGTCATTTGAATATCTCTCTTTTAATTTCTTTTTCATATTCTCATTTTCTTTCTCCTTATATTCGGGATGTTCTAAACGATAGTTTCGCATATATTCAGCAGTAGGCATTCAAAACCTTTATTATATGTAAATATAATATTATTCCTTAAGTCGTTTTAATTCCATCCTCTTATGGTATGCTTGGCGGTTTCTTTCTAATATCATCTCCCGATATTCTGGGTCATTGCGATATTTATTTGTGATATGTTGATTAACTCTTGCTTTCTCCTTCTCCCATTTCTCAGGGTCATCCCTTATCTTTCGATACTCATTTGCTTTCGTCATAGTTCTTATATGCGTCTAATCCTTAAGTCATTTTAAGGGAAGGTTTAAGCCCTACGACGAACAACCCTTTTAGGAACATTAGCGAAATTATGATTAGCATTTAATAACTCGTGATATACTTCAACCTTCTTTAATTTATTAAGCGGTTTCTTATATATTGTTATCGAATACACATCATTCTTCCACGCGTTCCTTAAATCCTTTAATAGGTATGGTTTAGACATCTCTTTTAATTGCTCGATATCATAATTCTCCCTTGCTATCTGCTTTTGGCGATTAAATAATGGTTGAACTTGTCCCCTTTTAATTGCTCCCTGTAAAATTTGAGCTGATATTCTATAATCTGCTATTGCTGGTTGGCTGGTTCTCTTAATAACCGCTTTGACTTTATCCATTATCTATTTAAAATATTAGATAATTAATATAAAATCATTATTAAAAGTTAGATTTATCCTAGATTTATCATTATTAGAGGTTTAAAACCATTAAATAACATAAATCTAATATAAATTTTAAAATTTATATGAATTAGAGACCTAATTAAGGTTAGATTTATCATTATTATAGATATTTAGATATATAAATATAAAGATATATGAGAAATCAAAGTTTTAATTATTAAAATTCATTATTTCAATTGTTGCCGATGGTGTTTCGCATTCTACTTGAAGACTATTTGGAAGTTTTCGTTTATTACCATATTTCTTAATAATCTTATCTTTGATATGTGGCGGAAACTGATAAGACAAATCATTATATAAGCTATCAAATGTATTAATAATCTCATCAATATTAATGCTGTAAGATGGGTCATTTAACTTCTTATTTTTATCGCTTTCAATCCTGTGATTTAAAGCAGTAAATTTAATCTTCATATTCTTAAAGCTATTTGACCTATCATTCAACTTAAAATTAGAATTGATAGCAAGCAGGATGGTATTTAATCCATTAATGATTACATTAATAATCCTTATAATATCCTTATCAATCTCGCTCGAATTTAAGATGGTTAATATTGATGATGATAAGATGGTGGGGAATATTATCATTTGATATATGAAGGAATAATAACCATAACTTAATTCACATAAAAGGGAACTAATAAAAGACTTATCATAATATTCATTTATAATATCCATAGTATTAATAATGATAAAGAATATTATTTATATTTGCGTTTGCTTATCGGTTATAGCTGTTTGGCGAAAAAGAGAAAAAATAATAAAGAATGTTGTTAATTATATTTGCGATGGTTAATTCTTTTTTATATAATTAGAGAGTTCTATTGTTATCATCCCTTAAATAGTCTTGGTGTATTTTACTTTTGAAATGACAATTTTTATGCCATAATTTATAACATCCGCCACATTTACAATTAATTTTAATATTTAATTTATCTTTATTATTCTCATAATATTCTTTATGAGTTTCTCTAATATTTTCTTTATTATTCTCATAATATTCTTTGTCTTTTTCTTTTATTTTTTCCTTATTATTCTCATAATAATTTTTATGAACTATTTTAATATCTTCTTTTTTATCTTGATAATATTCTTTTTTATTTCTTGTAGGTATAATCATATTTAATGATGCTTTTAATTCTTCAATTAATTCTCTTTCTCTTTTTTCTGCTTCTAATTTAGAATTACATGGATAATTTTCAATCATTATCATAGACCAATTATCCCATCCTCCATTATTTCTAATAAATTGATAAACTTTAATATTATATTTTTTATCATTCTCGTTATATATATTTCTTTTATGAGAATTTTTTCTTTTAGTAAAATTAGTAGTATGACCTATATATATATCAGTAATATTAATATCATTACAACATAATTTATATATTATAGTATTTATATAACTTATAACCATTTTAGGCATTTTATAAGATTATATAAGATATATTAAATTTTCTTTATATAATTATGTGTCGCCACGTCGACACTGGATCCCATAGCTGTCATATCTTTCTTTAATTGTTCAGCATTATCTCCATATTTGTTTGTTAGATACATCTTTCTTAACATACTACTTCCAATTTTCTTCTTAAATATACGATTGAGGAGAATGGTAATTGAATTAGTGTTCTTATAAGCTTCATTTGTCTTCAAATCATTTAACAAATAATCGCCATCTTTTAATTTAAAAGTCTTTATATATCCTTGGATAATTGAAAATAATTCATCGTTAATATCTACTTCTTGACGATTATATTTCTTAGCAGTTTTATAATTATTAAAAATAAATTTTCTTTTCTTAATATCTAAATAATTAAATTCATTAGATAAATCATCATTATATTTAGATGATATTTTTAAATATTGAAAGTCTCTGGAACGCCGAGGTGCTTGAAGGTAATAAAGGGATAATAATAAGTAGTTTTGATATGCTTGTTTGCTATCCTTATATTTGCTTTTCAAATCATTATAAACCTCATCTAAATCATCCTGTTTTATCCAATTCTCATTCTCGGCATCCGTCATAGCTGTCTGGTCTTTAAGATTCGTATTATATTCGTCGAGAATTATCGAATATTGTTTATATAATGTTTCTGCCTTTTTAGTCTTATTCGTATGTAAAGAGCATTTAAGAATTGAAGCGATAGCAATGATATAATTCCTTTGCGTATTCGGTTTATAATCCTTAATAATCGATTTAATATTATCGATATTATTTAAGAAGTTTAAATTTTTAATTGGTTTATTATCATTCAACTTTAATAATTTTGCCTTATAACTATTAAGGGAAGACTGCGACAAATCCTTACATTTGAAAACTTCATCAATATTCATATTTATATTTATATTTACAATATATTTTTTTTATCCTTATTCTTTTAAGAAATGAATTTAAATCCAATTGATTTTGATTATGCCGATGGTTTAAATAGCTATCCAATAATCGATTATTTTAATGAAAATATATCATCAAATATCTCAAATAATAATATTTATATCACAAGCAATACATATTCATCTAATGTATCATTAAATAATAATCAAAAGTTAGATAATAGTTTTTATTATTCTACTTCAAATTTAATAATCGATAATAAGAATAATTTTGGAGAAATAAGATTTAAAACATCATATAATTACCCATCTTCAAATAAAGCAGGAACCATAATCGATTATACGGGGAAATTACAAGTTTATCATAATTATAATATTCTACAACCAACATTTATCGAAGGCTATTATGATGTTGAAGGCGAGATATTAGCATTAAAGAATGATGGTATCGCAACCGATGCACAATTAACAATATTAGAAGCCGGAGTGGTAGCGATTGAAGGGCAGATTGTTGGATTAACGGAAGCTGGAAATTTAACCGAAGGAAAGTTAAACGCCCTTATTAATAATATTGATGTAGCTGGAAATATTCAACAATTAAGAACATTAAATGAAGCTCTAACATACGGAGAAACAGCCCAGCAATATGCGGATATTGTTTTAAATCTTAGAAATCGAGCAAACACGATATATAACGACTCCCTTCTTTATGGTTTTGCGATAAGTGTTGGCTTAGGTTTAGCGGGTGGGGCTGTGGCTGCCGGTTCAACTTATTTATATTACCAACAAGCATCAAACGCCCTTCAAAATAATTCTAATATTAGCAGTAATGATAAATATGTTATTTATTCAAATAATTCATCAAATGAAATAATCACATATAGCAATTTTAGTTTTTCAACATCTAATTTAGGAATATTTAATGGCTTTTTAAATTGTAATATCACAACCCAGCAATATTTAAATTCCATAAGAACGAATAATTTATCAATTGGTCAAACAAATATATCAAATATCTTTGTTTCTTCAAATGTTGCCAATCAACAATTAATTCAAAAATTAAGAACGAATGAAATTACATTAAATAATAAAGCGATTACGAAGTTCTCATTGGATAATTTGGATGATTGGATTAAAACAACCCATGGGATTTATTATGATATTACTAATGGAACATTGGCGATTAGTTCCACACCTACACCAATGGACTTCTTTCGTGTTGGAGGACAAACCACGATACAAGGAGATTTAATATGTGAAACGCAAATAAAACAAAATGGATTTTTCTTATCTAATGTTTATACAACTTCAAATAATCTTAACTTCACTTCTAATAAGATATTTACGGATTATAATACATTAGATACATTAACTTCTAACAATCTTAATGCTAAAATCATAGCTACTTCAAATAACACCTTTAATAATTATTTATTAAAAACTGGCGGGGTTATGAGTGGTCAAATAACTGGCGTTTCAACTCTTAGCGCTACAACGGGATTATTTGGACAAGTTGCGACCACGAATAATACTAATGTAGCATTGCCATCATTAGGAGTTCAAGGTGGTATTGGTGATAAAATAATCCTATTTAATGGAACGGCGTCAATTTATCCATATTCAATAGGTATTAATGCTTCTACTTTATGGTATTCCGGGCCAACGGGAGCATCTCATATTTTTTATGTTGGCGGAACTAATCGATTATCATTATCATCAACTATGACAACAATCGCAACTGATTTAACAATTAATAAGACTAATAATTTTATTCAATTTGGAGCAACTAACGGGAATAATATTGCTATCCCTGATACGAATAATTTCTTTTCAACATCTGCCCTCGCTAATGATATGGTCATAAGAAGTATTAATAACCTTCATTTATTATCAGGTTCAGGTAATTCAGCAATAACAATTAAAGCAACTACAAATAATGTCGGTATTGGAACAAATAATCCAACTGAATTATTATATTTATACGCATCAGGAGGAAATAACGCAATTCAATCAATACAATCAGCAGGCACGGGTTTAGCCATTTTAAGATTAATTGCGGGTAATGCTACAACAAATAGAGGTTCGTTTTTAGACTTTTATAATAATTTCGCATCAACAAGTGTCCCGAGATGGAGAATTGTAAATAATTTTGATTATGACACAAAAAATGATTTAAGAATAGTAAATGCGAGTTCAACGGCTACATTAACTATTTTACAAAATGGTAATATTGGCATTGGAATAAATGACCCAGCAACATATAAATTAAATGTTATTGGAGCTGTAAAAATGAGTTCTTTTGATGTTTTTAATCCTGATGGAAGCGTTTCACATTTTCAATTCGGTTCAAGTGGAAATAATTATATTAGGGGTAGATTAATTATGGATAGGGCGGGTGATACTGCTTCTATTTTAGCCAATGTAGCAATTGGAACAACTCCGCAAACTGAAAAATTATATGTAAATGGAAATACGACCATTAATGGTGTTTTAAAATTAAAAAATAGCGAATGGCATACCTCAATTGATAATGTTAATCGTTTATATTTTGCTTTAAATGAAATTACCTATTATTGTTGCGGGGGAAATTCGCAATTAGGGCATTTTTTTATGAATAATTTATATGCTGGAATTATGTATTTATATAATAATAAAGATGTTATGATGGAAAGAGATTTGCGAGTTAATCAATATATAACATCGAAATGCTATGATAGTTTTGGAGAAGATTTCTCATTCGTTGTTAATTGGAATGGAACAACTTCTTCGGGTTGGTTTGTTCCTCTTAACCGCTTTTGGTATTCAGGGCATACTTGTTTAAATGTTAGTATTCTACCTCTTAACGCCGGAGGACTTCAAAATATTTGCTGGTTCGGTCGTGTTTATTTATCTCACGCCTCAGGAGGAGGCACAGGTGTTCCCCCTGCTACTAATGGTGGAGTTATTCAAATATCGACCGATTTTCGTAATCCTGCTTCATCTTCACCAAGTAATTATTATATTCAAGTCGGGGAAAGATGGGATGGTTCTGGAAATAATGCTCTCTTTATTCAAGTAAATAACCCTGTTTATGCTGGTGTGGTTCGTGTTAAAATAAGAGGATAATAATATTAATTATTAATAAGAGGAATGGATTATATTAATTATGGGTTATTAAAAAATCAAAGAAATTTAATATTAGCTGAAACTGATAAATATATGATACCTGATTATCCAATAACACCAGAGCAATTAATAATAGCGAAGGATTATAGGCAAAAATTAAGGGATTTCACAAATAATGATTATATATTCCCTGATAAGCCCGATTTTATCATCACCATGAATTAATTTCTTCTTTTATAATTAGATATAAAATGGATATTACCAGTTCTTTCCCTACATCCTTATCTTATCGTATTAAGAAGCTGGTTGGGGATATGTCCCGTGTTGGTGTAAAAATGACACCAGACCGCCAAACCGGAATTACCCCGAATGACATAATTACCATAAAATTACCTAATTCCTCCCTTGTTGATTTACGAACCTTCAACTTCTTTTATCAATTCACAACCACGGGAACAACCGGAACATTCCTTCATCCACGCTATTCCTCATCATTAATCGAACGAATTTCAATAATTGTTAATGGGAACACAATCGACATCCTTCCCGCTTATAACTACCTTTACAATGTCCTTATGGACTTAGAAGGTAGTTCATTTGACCAATTTTCAAAGCGTAATGTGTGTGAATTCTTCGACCCATCTCTTCGTTTCACTTCTGCTGTCCCTTCTTCGGCTGCCGATGTTGTTCTTGCTGGAGCTAATTGTCTCGCGAGTGGTTCGGCAGCCCCAAGCAAAGCAGAAGGAGCAATTACTCACTGGCTTGGGTTCTTAGGTTCTTGCCAGCCATCAATTTTAGACACAAGTGATTTAGGTGATGTTTTTTTACAAATTCAATTTTCAAATCCTTATATCCTTCCTTCAACCATCAACGCTACAGCTCAAACCCTCGCTGGTGCTTCTTTCACTCTTGATAATGTTTATGCTACTTGCGATGTTATTAATTTTGCCAGTGATGAATATTATGCTTTAAAGGCAGCCAAACTAACTTCATCTGGTCTTAATGTTGGTTTCTACTCCTATCTTAATGCTTCATTCGCTTCAACCACTAAATCATCCGGTATTAATGTTAATTGGAATGTTAGTGCTAATTCACTCGACCAGATTATCTGCACTATGCGAAAAACCGACCAATCAAGCATTTGGAAGCCTATGGTTGTTTATGCTTCAAATGACGCTGGGGCAACTGTTTATAATATGTCCCAAATCGTCGCAAATCCTATTGGACTTGTTAATAATACCGGAACTATTCGAACTGAAGCACTCGGTGATGGCTTTATGAACTCATATTACTTCCTTCGAAACGCTCAAGCCATTAAGGAAAGCCGAATCAGCATTAATAATCGAAGTCTCAATTATGGATTTTTGAGCCCTAAAGAAATTTTTATCGAGACTATGAAGGCACTTGGTTATAATCAAATTGATTTAGGAACAAATGGAATTAATGCTTGTATCTTCTCTCTCGTTCATTTCTGTAAATATTATTTCGCTCATATCGAAGATTTAACCATCCAAGATACTAAGGATTTCTGGATTTCTGGTCTTAATACTCTTGGTTCAACTGCTACTATCACTTGGGAAGCCAATTTCGATGGTGCTTCAAATTCTCAAACCACCATCCCTGTTATGTATGCTCGCCTTTCTAAAATGCTTAACATTCAAGCAGGTCGAAATATATCCGTTATATAAATAAAAAACTCTTCTTAGATTAGATAATGGAGGTTTTAAAAAATAATGGAACATTCTTTAATGATTTAAAACGCATTGCCAGAGTTCAAGAAGTGGCGAATAATACTCGAAAGCCTTCGATTGCTAATACATTTCAAAATGAAACGACAACTGATAAGACTTTAATTTCATCATCAAGTTATTCGAGAAAATGGCAACAGAAGTTAGCCAACCCATTTCCAATTAAATCAAGATTTGATAATGGATATTATAGCGGTCGTAATTTAAATGTTTTAAATACTTTAAAAATTAATGCTAAAACTGATAAGCCCGATGTTATAACAACCAACCCTTATCAATTCATCGGCTTTACCTAACTTTTTTTTATATTATTATTTTATAGATATGAATATTAATAAAGACGAAGAGGAAGAACCTGTTAAATTATCAAGAAATGAATTATTAGCAAAAGCAAGACAAATCAAAGCAGAGAAAGCATTAGCGAAGAAATTTTCGGAAAAGGTCTATATTAATAAAGAGACAGATGTTAAAAAGCCCGCTAATAAATCTAAAAAAGTAGAGAAGAAAATTGAGGTTAAGGAATTAATTTTCAAGGAAGATGAAATCGCTAATAGTCCAGAGATAGTTGAAGAGGTTGTTAGAGTTCCCGCCAATCGTAGAAAGAAAATCGTTAAACGCACCATTGAAATTGAAGAAAGCGAAACGGACGAAGAGGTTATCGAAGAAATAGTTAAAATTCCAAAGATGAAAAAAGAGATAAAAATATCGAGAGATGAGATGAAAAAGAAGATGATTGAGAATAATAGACAACGCCTTCATAATGAATTATTCTCCTAATTATTAATAAGGAAACCGAAAGAAATGATTATCGAAAAAATGGTTGATAATATCGATGATAAACCCATTATTATCAAAAAAAAGAATATACCGCAAAGCACTAACACATCCCTCCCATTATTATTCAATACCCAATTATATATCGGTAGCAAAGGCACGGGAAAATCATATAAGCTGACCCAGTTGCTTAGATATTATGAACAAGCAAAGTTAAAAGACGAAGACGGCGTTGAATATCAAATGAGAACTATTTTAATATGTCCTACAGCTTCGTCAGGGGCTAACGAGGTTTATAAAATCTTAAACTCTCTTGATAAAAACGATACTCATCTTGATTATGATGATAATTTAATCATAGGGATTATGGATGATATTAAGAAGAAACAGGCGACATACGATAATTATTTAAATTATAAAAAGGTTTATATGAAGTTTAGCAAGATTAAGGAGGTTGATAAGATGGAAACCGGAGAATTAGAATTATTAGAGGAATGTGATTTTATGACACCTATTGAATGCTACGGAGATATTAAACCCAAGATAACTTGGATAATTTTTGATGATTTGATTGGTTTAGGTGCTTTTAATAAAAAAGCGAAATCGGTCTTAACTAACTTAACCATCAAACATCGGCATCTTAAAACCAATCTAATCTTCACTACCCAATCATATAAACAAATCCCATCAACTATTAGAACTAATATCGATATCTATTGCATTTTTAAATCATCATCTTATAATGAGGTTCTTAATAAGATTTTTGAAGATATAAATGGATATATTAAATTAGATAATTTTATCGAGTTGTATGAACACGCAACCGAGAATAAAAATGATTGTTTGACGATTATTAATAATTCGATGGATAAAAAAGGCGTTAGATTTTATAAGA